CGACGGAGGCTGAAAACCGGCAAAGTGTCGCGCCGACACCAGCCGGCGAATCTGCAACCCCGGCACCCGAACCGGCCGGCAGGTTGCAATTCCGGCTCGCCGGGCGCGTCGCCAGCGCGAAGAACCACACCCGAAGCCTGACCCGAGGCGGCAGGCGGATCACCGTCAAGAGCGACGCCGCCGAGGCGTGGTACGCCGACGCCGTCGCGCAACTCCGCGCGCAGCGCCCCGCGCACCACGTCCCGATCGAGGCACCCGTGCGCGTCGCCCTCCTCCTCCGTGGCCCGATCTCGCACCCGCACGCCGTGGACGGCGACAATGCCCTCGCCGGCGTGCTCGACGCGCTGGCCGTCGGCTACGTCCGCCCCGGCGAGTCCGTCGGGAACGGCGCAGCGATCCTCGCCGACGACGGCCCGCGGATCGTGCGCCTGTCGTCCGTCGAGTGGCGCCCCGCGCCCACCTGGTCGGCCGAGATCACGATCACGCCGTACGAGGGGCCGGCGGCATGAGGGCCCGCGTCCACGATGAGCGCACTGCGTCCGTCCGCGGCCGCCGACCGCTGCACGTCGATCGCTCCAGTCCAACCCCTGTCGCACGCCTCCGATGAAGGCCTCGTTCCGAAGCACGCTGTCGACGGCGGTCAGCCGCAACCTCGCGTTCGCGGCAGCGACAGCCCTCAACGCCACCGCGCGCAACGCGGCCGAGGCTATCCGCGCCGACATCCGCCGCGGCGTGAACCTGCGGAAAGAGGGGCTCACCCGCTACTTCGTCCGTGGACCCGCTCCACGGGCGACGCGCGCCAAGCTCACCGCACGAGTCGTCGTCGGCGCGCCTGCGACCGCCGCCAACCGCGATCGCGGCTCGATCGTGCTACAGCACGACGAGGACGGCGGCACCGGGAGTAAACAGCCGAGGCAGGGCTCGCGCCTCATGGTGCCGGCGCAGGACCTGCGGCGCCGCATGCGGCGCGAGGAGAAGGGAAGCAACCCGGACTCGTGGCGCGCTATCCGGCGTGACTTGAACGCAGGGAAGGACGCACTCACCGTGCGCCGCGGTCGCCTCATGGGGATGGGCAAGCGTCGGTCGACCTACGCCGTCTTGAGCCGCACGGGTCAGCTGCTCGTCTTCGAGCGGCGCGGGCGCGGCAAGCGCAACACCGAGCTGCTCTACTTCTCGAAGCCGGGCGTGCGCCTGCGCCGGCGCTTTGGTGCGCGCCGCTCGGCGAGACGAGTGGTCGATCGCGAGCTGCTGCGGCAGTTCCGCGTCGCGACGGCGCAGGCGCTGTCGACGATGCGGCTCGGTCGCTCGCGCGTGGGACTGGGGCGCCGATGACCACCGCGCTTGCGCCCCGTGGCGCAGCCGTGCAGGCCTCGCGGGTCCCTCCTGGCACCGACCCGACGGGGACCGCGCCGCCGCCGTCGGTGCGAGTACCGCGCGCCGCCCACCCGTGGTTGTTGTTGTCGGGCTGCGCCGACGCGACGACCCGGTATCCTCGGCGCCGACCGGTGCGCGGCACCCGTCGCTTCGTGCATGGGCCGCGTCGTGCCGCGCGCGTCGTGCGCCGGCGCGCGCGCGTCGCCACCCCCTGAGCGGTGACGAGTGTCCGGCGCGAGTTCCTCACGCCCCGCGAGCTCACCGAGCGCGAGCTCGCCGTGTGGCTCGGCGTGTCCCAGCAGGCGGTGCACGCCTGGAAGACGAAGGGGTGCCCCCAAGCCGAGAAGACGCGCGGCCGCACCACGCTCTACACGCTGGCCGACGTCGTCGCGTGGCTCGTCGAGCGCGGCAAGGAGGAGGAGCGGGCGATCGCGGGGAAGGGCAAGTCGCGCCAAGCCGAGATCGACCTGCGCATGTCGGAGCTCGACCTCGCCGAGCGCGAGCTCGAGATCTCCGAGAAGGCGCGCCAGGTGGTGCCGGTGGGCGACGTGCGCCGCGCGGCCGAGGAGGAGGCCGGGCGCGTCGTGGCGGTGCTCGAGCAGACGCCGCTGCAGGACGCGCCGCTCGTGAGTGAGCGCACGCAGGCCTCGCTTGAGGACGCGCGCGCGGTGCTCGAGATGGTCGTGCGTCGCCAGCGGCTGCGTCTCGCCGCGATGCGCGAGGAGGAGGACGAGGAGGATGGTGAGCCCGACGCGCTCGCCCTCGAGGCGACCGCGTGACTGCCGCGCCGACGACGCCGCTCTACCTCACCGTGCCCGGGCTCGCGCTCGGCGACGCGGACGCGCTCTATCGCGACGCGCGCTCGGGCTACGCGCCCCGCACGCCGGCGCCGGCGGCCGCGTGGGCGGAGCGGCACTACCGGCTTTCGACCGAGACGGGCGCGACGCCCGGCCAGTACCTGCTCGATCGCACGCCTTATTGGCGCGCGATCTTCGAGGTCCTCGAGCGATCGGAGACGCAGGAAGTTGTAGTGATGAAGTCGTCGCAGGTGGGTTTCACCGAGGTGCTCATGGCGTACCTCGCGTGGATCATTTGCGAGGATCCCGGGCCGACGATGTGGGTGCGCGAGACGCTCAAGGCGGCAAAGCAGTGGAGCCGCACGCGGCTCAAGTACTTCCTGCGCGACAACAAGGCCGTGCGCCGCGTGCTCTACCAGACCGTCACGCGGCGGCGCGAGTCGACGGAGTCGCTCCTCGAGAAGTACTTCGAGCACGGGCACCTGATCATCACAGGGGCGAACAACCCCGAGGACCTCGCGTCGAACCCGATCCGGCGCGTCATCCTCGACGAGCTCGATCGCCACACGCGGCAGGCCGGCGCCGAAGGCTCGCCCTACGACATCGTGCGGAAGCGCCTGATCACCTACGGGCGCCATGCGAAGCTCGTCGCCGGCGGCTCCCCGACCGAACTTGAGGCCTCGCTCACCTACGACCTGTTCCTCGCCGGCACGCAGGAGCACTGGGTGATGCCGTGCCCCTTCTGCGGGCACGAGCAGCCCTTCCTGTGGCGCGGCGACCAGGCGCTCTCGCAGGAAGGCGCCTACCGCCTGGTCGCCGAGCGCGCGCCCGACGGCACGTTCCGGCCGGAGACGGCGGCCTACGTGTGCCGCGGCTGCGCGGCGCTCATCCCCGAGCGGCCGCACAAGCCGTGGATGATCGAGCGGGGGCGGTTCGTGCCGACCTTCCCGGGGCGCGCCATCCGCTCGTTCCACACGTGGGCCGCGCTCTCGCCCTGGCTGAGCTGGGGCCAGATCCTCGCCGACTTCGAGCGCTCGCGCGGGACGCCGGAGCAGCTGCAGGTCTTCATCAACACGATCGCCGGGCTGCCGTTTGCGCCGCCGGTCAAGCGGCACGAGCCGGGCGCGCTCATGGCGCGCGCGGAGGCGTGGGGCGGCCGCGTGCCGGCACCGGTCGGGCTCCTCACCGCCGGCGTCGACGTCCAGCAGGATCGCCTCGAGGTGGTGCTCTGGGGGTGGGGCGCCAACGAGGCGGGGTTCGCGCTCGAGTGGCACCAGATCGACGGCGATCCGCACCAGCCGGACACGTGGGCGCGGCTCGACACGATCCTCTGGCGGGAGCGCGACGGCCTCACCGTCGCCCTCGCGTGCGTCGACGCGGGCTACCTCCCCGGCCCGGTCTGGAAGTGGCTCGAGACGCAGCGTGAGGGGCCCGCGATCGGCGTCGTCGGGCGCGACGGCCGCGGCAAGCCGCTCATCGCCAAGCCGGGCCCCGATCGCGACAAGCGCGCGCAGCGCAACTGGGTCGTGGGGAGCGACACGGCGAAGTACGCGATCGCGTCGCGCCTCGCGGCCGCGCCGGACGCCTACGGGCACCTGCGCTTCGCGGACGCGCTGCCGCTCGTCTTCTACGAGCAGCTCACCGCCGAGCGGTTGAAGCTCGTGCCGACGCCGCGGCCGCACTACGTCTGGGAGCTGATCCCGCACCGCCGCAACGAGGTGCTGGACTGCACGCAGTACGCGCTCGCCGCGCTGCATGCGCTGGGCCCCGAGACGATCGCGGCGCTCGGCGCCTTCGCGGCGCAGCGCGCGGCCCTCGCCGCCGAGGCCGGCGACGCGGCCGCGAGCGCGGCGGCCGCCGCGCTCGATGACCCCGACCCCGATCTCACCGGGTGGCCCGGCGCACGCCGCGGTCGCTCGTCCTACGTCCGCGACTGGAGCGCCTGACGATGACCGCCCTGACGATGCCGGCCTTCCTCGACTCGCTCGCCGATCACCGGCTGAACGGCGACCCCCGGAAGGTCTACAACTGGATGCTCGCCCACTGCGACCTCGTGGAGTGGCGTGTGGTGAAGCGCGATGCGATCGCCACGCTCCTCGGCATGAGCGCCGGCTCCGCGTCCAACGCGCTCCGCCTCGTCGTCGAGCGAGGCTTTGTCGACGCGAAGCGCGAGGGGCGGCACACCGTCTACCGACTGCTCTGGTCGCGCCGCACGCCCGACGCCTGCCCCGCCAACCGGCTACCCAAGGACCCCGCGGAGGCGGCCACCACCAACTGATGTGTGCTGTTTCGTCAGTGGGCTGACGCGAACCGGGCGCGTGGTGCGCGGATGTGCGAGTCTCCGCGCGTGCCGACCACGCCACTCGACACCGTGCCAACAAGCGCCACGCAGGGCGACAGCCTCGCGTGGCGCGTCGTCGACGACCGCGCCGTGCCGGGGAGCGGGTGGACAGTTCGCGTGCGCCTCGCCACGGTCGCCACGTCCATCGACCACGAGGGGACGCCGGACGGGCGCGCGTGGCTGATCACTGTCGGCGCCGACGACACGCGCCGGCTCGCGGCCGGCGAGGTGCAGTGGTACGCGATCGCCACACACGCGGACGGGAGCGCGATCACGCTCCAGCGCGGCTCGCTCTGGCTCGATCGCCTGCCGCTCCTGGGCGAGGCGTTCGATCCGGGCTGGCGTCGCCGGCGGATCGCACAGCTGCAGGAGCAGCTCCTGCGGCTCGACCACCTCGAGTCGTACAGCAACGGTGATCGCCAGGCCAAGCGGCTCTCGTCGGCCGCGCTCCTGAGCGAGCTGCGCGAGCACGAGCGCGCGCTCCTCCTCGAGGAAGGCGGCGACCTGGGCGCCGTGCAGATGGTGTTTCGGTGAGCGTCGTCGCCCGTCTCGGCGCCGCGCTCCGTGCCGCCCGCGCGGTGCTCCGCGGCGACGACTACACCGCGGCCCGCGCCGATCCGCTCTTCGGCGACTGGTCGGGCACGCCGCGAAGCGCCAACCAGACCGCCGAGAGCGCGCGGAAGCTGCGCTCGCGGCTCCGCGGGCTGCGCCGCAACAACGCCATCGTCCAGCGCTACGAGCGCCTCGTCGAGGACAACCTCGTCGGCGAGGACGGCGGGCCGACGCTGCAGGCGGAGCCCGCGTCGGCGCGCGGCATCAACATGGCGCTCGCGCGCCAGCTCGAGCGCGGCTTCTACGACGAGTGGGCGCCCGCCGCCGGCGCCGACGGCGCGCCCTTGGGCGAGGTCATGGCGTCGCTCATGTTCGGCTGGAAGGGCGAAGGCGAGGCGCTCGTCGAGCTGCTCGAGGGCGACCGCGAGTTCCCGTTCGGCGTCGCGCTCCGCGTCTACGACGTCGACCTGATCGACTGGGATCTCGAGCGCACGCCGGGCCGCGACGGCGGCGGCGCCATCGTGCGCGGGGTCGAGCTGAATCGCTACAACCGGGTCGTCGCCGTGCACGTGAAGACGGTGCACGACAACGACGTCGGGCGCCTGGGTCCGGGCGTGCGCCGCCGGATCCCGGTTGACCGCTGCCGGCTCTTGCGGATGCGGAAGCAGGCGGGCCAGGTGCGCGGCGTGACGCCGTTCGCGCCGGTCATGGAGATCCTGCAGATGCTGGGCGGGCTCCAGAACGCGCTCGTCACGCAGCATCGCGTCGCGGCGGCGCAGGGCGGCTTCTTTGAGACCGAGCAAGCCGGCGGCAACCTCGTCACCGCCGCCGCGCCGCGCGCACCGGGCCAGGCGGGCCCCACGCCCAAGCGGATCGAGATGGAGGCCGTGCCGGGGCTCTACCGGCAGCTCCCGCCCGGCGTGACGTACAAGCCGAGCGCCCCGGTGATGCCGGGCAACAACTACCTGGATCTCTACCGCACGCTGATCCAGGACACCGCGGCCGCGCTCAACGTCTCGCCGATCTCGCTGTCGGGCGACCTGTCGCAGGTCAATTTGTCGTCGCTCCGCGGTGGGCTGCTCACCGAGCGCCAGGGGTGGAAGCGCGATGCGCAGACGGCGATCGCGCTCTTCGCGTGGCTCTACCCCGCCGTCGTCCGCGGAATGGTGCTCGCGGGCTACGTGCGCCTCCCCGCGGGGCTCTCGGTCGCCGATGCGGCGCGCAGCTCGTGGCATGGCCGGTCGTGGCCGTTCGTCGATCCGCAGAAGGACGCGACGGCGCTCCAGACGGAGCTCGAGATCGGCGGCACGTCGCTGCAGCGGAGCCAGGCGCAGCGCGGCGTCGACTGGCGGAAGGTGCTCGACGAGCGCGCCGAGGAGCTCGCGTACGCGCGCCAGCTGAACGTGCCGATCCTCGGCACCGGGCTCGAGACGCCGCGCGCGCCGGCGCCCGCCACCGAGGACGCCGACGAGACGACCACCGCGTCCACCACGAGCCGCCCCGATCGCGCGGCGGCGCCCATCCGAGTGATCGCATGAGCACGATTACGCCGCGCCCGATCCCGAGCGAGCTCCTGCCCTTCGTGCGCGACGGGCGCGTGCTCGCGATGCGCACCGCCACGCTCACGCGCCGCGAGGCCGCGGTGAGCCCGGAGGATGGCGCGCGGCCGCGCTACCGACTTAGCTGCTCGAGCGAAGCGCCGGTGCTCCGCTACGACTGGATGAACGACGAGTACTACTACGAGGTCCTGTCGCACGACGCGGCGCACGTCGATCTCACGCGCGCGCGCGACGGCCTCGCCTTTCTGCTCGAGCACACGCGCTGGTGGCAGCTCGGTCGCGTCTTCGACGTGGCGCTCGACGCCGGCGCCCGCACGCTCGTCGGCGATCTGCAGTTCAGCCGCGATCCCGAGATCCGGCGCTACGAGATGGACGTCGAGGACGGGATCCGGCGCGACGTGAGCGTCGGTTACCTCGTCGGCGACGAGTACACCCAGGAGAAGCGCGAGGGCGTCGACCACCCCGTGCGGACGTACCGCGCGTGGACGCCGTTCGAGGTCTCCCTCGTGAGCATGCCGGCCGATCCCACGGTCGGATTCGGGCGCTCGGCCCACGGCCGCGCACGCCCATCCCCCACGGCCGGACAGGCCAAGGAGCACCGCACCATGGCAGTCGAGGTGTCGCCCGGGACCGACCCGGCCGGCCCGCGCGCGGACGACACGCGCGAGGCCACCCGCTACGAACAGGCCGTCACGCTCTGCGAGGCGGCCCGCATCAATGATCTCACCTTCGTGCGCGATCTCGCCGGCTCGGAACTGAGCTTCACCGAGATGGCCGCGAAGGTGCGCGCGAAGCAGGAGGAGACGCAGCGCAACCTGCCGTCGCCGGTCGCCCTCACCGACGCGGAGCAGGAGCGCTACTCGCTCGCGCGCGCCATCCAGGCGGTCATGGACAAGCGCCACGACGGGTTCGAGTTCGAGGTGTCGCAGGAGATCGAGAAGCGGCACGGCCAGCCGAAGCACGGCGGGTTCTACATGCCCACCACGGGCAGCCGCGCCTTCACGCGGAGCGGGCCGTCGCTCGCCGCCACGATCGAGGCCGCGCGCTCGCTCGACCCCGCGGTGGCGATGGCGGCGCAGCGCACGCTGTACCAGATCTCCGGCGCCGGCGCCCCGACGAAGGGCGGCGAGTTCCTCTTCACCGAGTACGGCGGGTTCATCGACCTGCTCCGCACGCGGATGGTGATCAACCGCCTCGGCGTGCAGTTCCTCACGGGGCTCCGCGGCAACGTCGGCTTCGTGCGCGACACCGCCGATCACGCCTTCGTGTGGACCGACGAAGTGACC